GTTGTAATTCTGATAGACCTGAAAGGTCAAAAGCGTCTGCGTTAAGAGTTGCAACACCAGTTGCCTGTTCAATTCTGAATAAATCACCAACTCTAAAGTCACCTTTTTGGTCAGTAGATGAGAAGTATACACGGCCACCATTTGTTTCTGTAACTTCATCTGCTTGGTCAGCAGGTTGAGAAGGACCACCTGGATAGTTAGTAGTAGTAAAATCACCAGTACCAATATCTAGGAAGTCGTGTCCAGTTAAACGGACATTTGAGAAACTTGTTGTAACATCTATTTCTTCGTCTTCAGCAATTGCTCTTAATGTTGTAACACTTTCTGTTAATCGAATAAGTGCTGTTTCATTACCTGTATTTGTTTCTGAAATTGCTGAAACTCTATAGTATTTTGCTGTGTCGCCAGCAGCTACTAAATTAGCACCAACACTAATTACATTTGCACTACCTAATGTTCCGTCTGAGGACTTAACTGCAATAAGTGGACCAACTTGTCCTGTTTGAGCAGCTGAACTATCACCAAATGAACCATCAAGTGTTGCTTGGAAAGTTGAACTGTCATCTTTTGTAATTGTAACAGTTTCACCTTGTTGGAAATTACCTGTTCTATTTTCAATATGCAAATAATCTAATGAAATATTAACTCTAAAAATTGTAGCAGTTGCACCTGAAGTGTCACCTACGATTGCAGCCGCTGTTGGTGTACCTGAAGTTGATACTGTGTCTGCAATATCACTTTCTGTAGCAGCGCCGATAAATCCAGCAGTTGCATATTTTAACATTTCACCACGAGCTTGTACTTCAATTGGTGCTTCTGCGGCTAATGTACCGTCTGCAACAGCACCTTGTTCACCATAAGCAGACGAACAGTTTAGACCTCTAATAAAACCACCTGATTGTGCGTGATATGAAATTGCATTGTAGTATGTAAAGACGGACACCATCTCACCACGACCACCTGCAATTGCGTGAACACCTTTACCGTCAGAATTTATTTGTGTAAAGTCATTTGCAAGAATAGATTTGTTACCTGAACTATGCAAGTTACCATCAATTTGAATACCTGTTGCGTTTGTGTTAAATGATGTACAGTTTTGAATATAAGGTGAAACTGAACTAATTGTACCACTAGGGTCAAGTGAAATAACAGCAGCTTTACCTGTTCCGCCAGCAGTTGGTATGCCAGTTAAACCTCTCATTGACATTTGAGTTATATTTGTTTGGTTATTAACCAAGAACATATTAGAAGCGTCATTGTTTTCTAAACTATCTACAGTTAATACTAATCCATCAATTGTTCCTATAGCAGACATTGTAATGGTATCACTAGCCTGATAACCATAACCACCGTGATAGATAGTAACTCCAGTAACAGTACCTCCTGATACTGTGAAATTACCTACAAAACCATCACCGGATCCACTTGATGAATTTTGATGAACATAATTATATGTTCCATCTGCTACGCCTGTAATATTTGTTTGAATAGAAACTGTTTTAACTTGATGACCAGTTCCGCTACCAGGCCTAATTTCTGTTCCTCTTAAACTTTCACCTTGTACTGTAACACCAGCAGGAACTCTAATAGGTAAAGTTTCTCTATAAACACCATTCTTAACATAAACAACATCACCAATTGAAGCTGAAACTACTGTAATTGTAATATCTGTAGAAGCAACTGGAGAACCAGCACCAGCAAATGTAATAACATCACCTACTGCGTGACCTGAACCACCATTTGTAATTGTTATAGTTGGTGTTGAAGAACCATCTAATACAGCTCTAATTGTAGTGCCTGTACCTGAACCGGTTGTTGAAGATTGTGCAATATCAAAAGTACCTGGACTACCACCTGTACCACCTGTAATTGTATCAAAGTCAACAACATCACCTGAAGTTGTTTGTGATAACGCATAATAAAGTGTTTTATATGGTAAAAATTGTGTACCAGGATTACTGTCTGAACCTGAGTTAGCAACATAGTAAACATTTCGGCCTTCAGCATTTGACCATACGGGATCTGTTCCGTCTGTAGTTAAAACTGAACCAACAACACCAATAGGCAATCTTGTTGTTTGAGTAGCATCTCTTACTACTAAATCACCTCTAGTAGTCAATACATTTGATGTACTACCTTGTGCGACTAATTGCCATTTTGTTGCGTCTGTTCCTGGAGTAATTCCTATAACATCTGTTACGACTGCAATATAGGATGATGAAGCATATTCAACAATTTCACCAATTAAATAATTTGTGCCAGCATTATAAGTACCTTGCCATTTTTGACCTTCATTTAATTTGCTCCAATATGTTGAGTTTACAGTAGCTGTTCCGGTGTTTACAGGTTTTTGATTAGAATTATTAACTATTGTAACAAACGCATATCCACCATATTCTATAACATCTCCTGTTTTATATTGTGTAATATTATCCCAAGTTCCACCAGCACTAAAACCTGGATTTAATAATTCCCAATAAGATGTGTCTGGTTGATTTGGTGTATTTCCTGAATTTTCTTGTGTTGATACATAAGAATAACCTCCATATGTTACAACATCACCTTTTTGGTAAACTGTAGAAACACTCCAATTATCTTCAAATTGTAATCCTTCAGTAAACAAACTAAATTTTGTTTCGTCAAATGCACCTGCACTAGCAGATGAAGTGTGAGCTTCAGTACAAATCCATAAATTTGCACCATATTTTACTACATCATTTACTTTATAATATGTTGATGTAGCATAATCTGTTTTATAATCTTGTCCGTCTAGGTATAATTCAAAGTTTGAACCATTAAGAATAGCAACACCGCCTACTGTAGAAGCAGATGTGTGAGCAGTTGTACACCTATATTGTCTGTTACCATATCTAACTAGGTCATTAAGTTTGTACCAAGTGTCAGCCGCATATGTACCTTTTGAAAATAAGGATTCTGCTTGTAAAGACCAGTAATCTGTATATGTACCTGGACTTGTATAAAATAAGTTTTCGTTATTTGGAGAAGTATGATTCGCAATACACACATATGTATTACCACCGTATTTTATTACGTCATCTATTAAGTAAGCAGTTGAGGTTGCCCAATTGCCTCTCCATTTAAATTTAATTCGACCTAGTTTAAAATCTGCCATTTTTTACCTTACTTTATACTATTTATATCACTTTATACTGCGCTTTGCCAAGAAGTTGATTGTACTGTAGAGGTACTCTCAAACGTACTAAAATCATCACTTGCTATAGCGGTTAAACCTTTTCCTAAATTTTCTCTTTTTACAAAGTATCCATTATCATCTACAAAATATGTTGCGTCACCATCTTCAAACACATATTGATAATAAAAATCACTTGTATTGTTTTTATATTTTTTATTAATATATCCTATTGCAACCTGTGAACCATTATAAGGTGCCACTTTAAAAGTAACCACACCTGAAGCATATGTCCAAACTTCGTCAATAGGTTGTTTAACACCGTTTAAAAATACAGCAATTCTTGTACCGTCTAAAACTGGTGTAGTTAAATTAAAAGTGAGGGTTGAACCATCACCTGTTAAATATTGTGTTGTTCCAGATTGTAATTCTATATTTTCATCCGTGTAATCTACTTTTGTAGGTAACTGTCTGTTACCATTTTTATCTGTAGGATTACCACCATCAAAATCAACAACATCTGAATTGTCTTTATTAACTTTTGTATAATATAAAAGACCTTCAGTTGTTCTACGTATAGCGTGAAAACTTTCCTTACTTTGTTGTGATTCTGGTGTTACAAATCCTGATAAGTATGCCATTAACTAATCTCCAATATACTTGCATACACTTCAACATCTGGTGCTGAAGAATCTGCATTGACTTCCGCAACGACTCTTAATATGTCGTTTGTTTCTAAATTAATCGGTTTGTCTAAAACTAAAGTATTTTCTACAGGTATTCTCAATGATTTACCGATATGATAAAAAGTAGAACCACCATCTGTAGTTACTTTAACATCTACGTTTGCCTCATTTGAAGAACTTTTATTTGAAATGTAAACTGCGTGAACAACGGCAGTTACACCAGAAGCAGTATATAAGTTTGCACTAGCATTATCTGTAGTTACTACAGACATACCTGCGTTTTTAAATGCACTTGCCATTTATATAATTATCCTCCAAATACTATAGAATATGCCAAAGCGTCACCATCCATAGCAACTGTACCTGATTGATTTGGTAAAGTTATTGTTCTATCACTTGTAGGTTCTGCAACTGTTAAAGTTGTTTCAAAAGCATTTTCTAATGCACCTTCAAACACCACATCACCACCATTTAAAGTAATATCGTTTGTTGTAATAGCACCATTATCTGTTACATCTTGTAATGTAACTGATCCTGCACCACCAACTTCTTTAACTGTTCCTCCAGATGTTTTTGTAAAAAATTTACCATCTGTAACATTCATCGCCAATTCACCAGATTCTAGTGAAC